CGACTTAATTCAATTACGCCACTTACTCGAGTTGAACCGCTATATACAGTTGTTTCATCATAAAGTTTAAACAGATCCAACGTTCCAGCTTGTCCTACGTTAGATGTAGTAGAAGGAGAACCTGCAATTATTTTATTTGTGATATATGTGTCTTTGCTTGCTGATAATAATCTATACATAATATCACCTATCAAACGGCTGTGCCGACAAGATCATAATCGGAATATTTTAGTTCAAACATTGAACCTGGAGGTCCAAACACAATGCCACGACTGGTATTGGCTCTAATATCAAACTGTTGATCGGAATACAGTCTTCCATCCAAAACATTATAAACATTGCCGACTTCTAAGTTGGTTACAGAAGCAACTCCTTCTGTGTTGAATATAATATTTTGTATGTCATTTATTACAATTGGTTGATCGATTTCAAAGTTTTTAATGTTAAAGTAGTTTTTTAGTTTATTTAAGGTATTGCGAAGAACCAATTCTCTATTTTGTGTTGGATCTATAACAACGGTATATTTGACCGTGACGTTAATTATTCTGGCATCTAAGATGTCTATAGCGTCACTTATAAGACGATATTCATTTAGATAACTGGCTAAGTTTTTCTTAAGAGTATCTGGAGCCACAATCAACTGATTATCTTGATTTCTACAAATAATAAAAAGCTGAGAAGACATAGGATTATTTGGATTTGGTTCTATAGCAGCTCTGAATACACGACCAAAATTTGATGGAAGCGTATAAACACGAGCGAGCAAATCTTGTTTAGAGACAATACGATTTTGCATTCCTTGGAATGCAGGTATCTTACTCTTGAGTTCATTGGTAGTTGGAGGGTCTTCCCCACCAGAAGCAGCTTCAAGATTTATAACGTCAATTGAGTTTCTTACGTAAGCTGCAACAGTTGGATTTGGATTTTGCGGAAAAAATATATTAAGAGTAGATAACGAAGTAATTGTTTCCGCATCAACATTGTGCTCTAAGCCACCGCCAAATCGATACGTGATGTTTAATGTTGTATTTTCTGATATTACTCCAAAGGTTGTTGTCTGCAACAAGTTGCCAGGATTTAAATTAAATCTGGCAAATGTTTTCTTACCGTAAAGAGGTAGAGAGTATTCACTTGGATCTGGGATTATATCATCATTAATGGTGCTTGCAGAACCGCCTCCAAATATCAATGTCGTTGTTCTTGTTTGAAGCGCAGTGTTTTTTGTAAAACGATATGGAGCCGGAATTGGAACGATGTTTTCCGGAACAAGCTTGTTATCATAACTTAGATTTGTAACTCTTTTATATATTGTATCTTGAGTTAAAGATTCAACTTCATAGTATTCATTACCCAACACGTCTGAAACGCTTATAACTTCAGTTACATTTGGGTTTGTCAATGCAATATTTCTATAGGGAATGAAAGTGCCAACCGAAAATGATTCAGTAATTCTTTTACCAGATATACATATTCCATTAAGACTAAGAATATAATTTTGTGGAATGTTATTTGCGTTAGTAGTGCCGACCGCTACGGATGCGGCTAATGAACCATCAACACGACGAGAAGAGAAATCCAGATTTTCTGTTAATTCAAACTCGATACCGCTTGTTGATCTTATAATCGTGCCTTCTTTTATTATTGGCAACGATGTGATGTCTGGATTTCCAGTATTTGTTCCATCAGTAGGAACTCTTATATAAAAAGTAACACTAACAACGGCAGGAGCAGCACCTACGATTGGAACTCCCGCCTTCCTTAAATGTCTTTCTATATTATTTGGTTCAACAGAAGACTCTGGAAACGATTCGTGAAATTGATGATCCAAATAATAACTTTGAACGTCACCAACATAAGCAGCCATATCTAAAAGCAAGCCGCCTAAACTCGCTTCGGAAAAATCTCTGATATTATTAGGAAAGTAACTTCTGGCGTAATCTAATAAATCATTACGTAACGCATCGAAATCTTTATTAAGATACCGGCGCTGTCTTACTTGTTTTAATGCATTTTTTTTATTATCTTCAGCCATATTAATATCACGTTATAAATAAACTTATTTCTAATAATTGCTCCGGAAAAGTGGAGACTTTATACGCAAGTATGATGTATATAACACCAGTATATACGTTTTGCGTTCTTTCAACTTTGGATTCATACCCTAATAAGTTAACAAATGGCATATATTTTCCAACAGTTGTCTTAATTCTACGCATCGCCTCCTGATCAAAGTTGTCTTTATTGCTAAAATCAGTTAAAAGAGGACGAAGATTAGCTCCAAAATCATACATTGCTAATCTTTCTCCATGATTAGTTAGGATGATATTTCTTAAATTATCGCTCATTTGTTCAAGAAGACTATAGTTCATCTTGAATATCGATACAGAATTCCCTTCATCTAATTCTAATGGAGTTTTGATACCAAATGGCGTGGGAGCAACTGACGCAACTATACTACGTTCAATTGAATTCTGTATCCCAACATCTTTAAAAGATAATCTCGCCATACTGGATTAAATATATGTCTTCATGGAATCCCAGGAGTATATGGAGCTATTCCTGGTGCTGTTACTACAACAACCCCGGTCCCTGCTCCTGTAAATGCTCCAGGCGTTACCAAAAACGTTTTCAATATTGTTAGCTCATTAATAACGTAAGACGCAACTGCTTCAGATATGGCGGTTGATATCATGTCTATCTGTGCATTACCGGCTCCCGTATTACCTTCAGCTTTACCAAGTTCAGATTGCAATATTGCTTTAATTGTATTTTTCATTGCCGCTTTTGACATAATCATTCTCCATATATTTTTGTAGATTTGACCGTATTGTTATACGTATTCTTAATTTTATCATCAGCTTCTGTTATGGTTTGATCCAAATTAGAAAACTGCACCTGATCCCTTAATGCATTGTTAGCCAAAGCATAAAGTGATGGTATGTTTGAATATGGAACCGCAATTGCAGTTTGAAAAGCAGTTTCTAAAGTTTCTTCAAGAGTTTTTATGTGATCTCTTAAAGAATTGATTTGATCTTGTAACGTTTCTATCGTTTGTTTATATACAGAGTATCTAACATATGGCTGTGATAAATCTCCTGCTCTTCCAAGATATATTTCATTTGCCTCAACTTGAAGCTTACCCTCTTTATTAAGATATATGTAAGCCAAGTTTCCGTCCGGAACTGTTGGTAATGTATCTGGATCTGCTGATATACTATTAGAGTTAAGCTTTCCTTCACGAATTATAAGAACAGTCCCAGGAATGTTTTCGCTGGCAGCAGTTTGTGGTTCACGGCGAGCAATCATACGTATATGATCTGCCTTATTAACAACATAGCTTCTACCTAATGTTCCATTCTCAACCGGCTGCTCATTTGCAAGACATTCTGGAGGATATGATATTCCTCGAGTTCCGTTGAAAACTAACCCATAATTTTCATCAACACGACTTTGCTGAACAACATATACTCTCGCAGCATCAAATATTGGATTAGGATTTCCTTCATTGGTATTAGCTATAGATTCACGTGAGTTTCTAAAAGGATTTTTATCCGTTTCTTTATAACCACGTATATTATCTATTATTAATGGTGCATTTGAAGAAGCACCAGAAGGATTGCTAACCGCAGGTGCTTTGGGATCAGCTCCAGTTTCTGGCAGATATCTGCCTCGTCCAACTACAATATCAATTGCGGCTGCTTGTCTTGGAGCTCCGCCCAACTTTATAATGTCAACAGGATTGTCGTTAATAGCACCATCAATTGGTCCATTACGATCTTCGCCTAACATTATCAATGCATTGTTGGCTCCTTGTAACACCAACTCTTGAGGGCGTTTCTTCCATCTCGGAACCGGTTCTGGCGTAACAAATGCAGTTGCACGGGCTTCATTGAATATGGCATCATAAGGATTTTCTGCCATGTTTCTTTCGTTGACTGGTAATGTCGCAGTATCTATACTATTGCCGCCATTTTGAAACGTCTCAGGACCGTTGCCTGCATTTCTGTTAGTTATCTCCCTTGTGGTATATGTGCCTTCATTAATAGTAGGATCAAATCTTCTGTCATGATGAGTGTAGTTTGGATCCTCATAAGTTCCATATCCAGATACTCTGGACATCCAATAACCAACCTTTGTTCCCGATCCTTGCATATCTTCATATATGACATATACCTGTTCCCCAGGCATAACAGGCAACATGAAATGAGAAGAATAAAATGGGAATAATATTGTATTAGAATTTGAACCGTTGCCGTCATTAGATGACACCAATCTCGCAATAATACAATTAACAGACATAACATCAAGCAACTCCGCATTGTTAATGGTTGCGGTTAATGCTTCTTTGTATTCTTCAGTTATAAGAGATAAATCGGTTATAACATCTACAACAACAGCTCTTTGTAATGTTGGAGTTTGACCGGAAGTTAATGTTTGCGCTGTTAACGCAGCATTAATACCTGCTGCACCCATCAAACTACGGGCTATATTTGTTCCGGCTCTGGGCATATTCTATAGATATAACCTAAAACAGTTTTTAAAATATGACTTCTTTATTATCGACCATATTTGGCTATTCCAAGCAATTGATTAACTGGAGCAAATGCCCCGGTTAACTTATATACCTTGCCGCCGTATTTAAAAACAATACCTTCCATGGAACTTGTAATGTTATCAACATTTCCTAAACGGGACAATTCTTTTTTCATTACTTCATTTGAATGTTCTGTCCCAGCAGTTCTAATGGTTTCTATAGACTTTTCAACTTCGCCTCTTAGGCGTTGAACTTCCTTGTCCGGATTTATAATAAGATAACTTGCAACGCCTTTTAAAATATCTTCAGCGAAATTTTTTATTATAAATCTTACTGTGTCGGTCGCTTCATTATAAAGAACGGTGCCATTTCTTATAAGGTCAACAATATCTTTAACTTGTTCCTTTTGCACCAATCCCTCTTTAACTAAATCTTCTAATATTGGCTTTTTGCTGGTAAGATTTTTTTCAAAATCTGATACAAGTTCAGCAAGATAACTTTTGGTATCGTCATCAGCTATAATATCTTTCATCCGTTCAGAAATAACATATTCTTCAAACATTTCGCCAAGAGTATTGTCATTGGTCATACTATAACTGTTCATGACGCCATTTAATCCGGCAATAGCCATTTCTAATGGCTCATTATTTGATAGCTTTTGCAATGAAACCATAACCGGTCCGGACACTTTCCAGCCACTATCTTTTATTGCAGCTTGCATACGATTTGTAGTTGCAACAAGCTTTGCAAAATTTTTGCTGGTGTCTATGTTTAATGGTTGACCATTTTCATCATATACATTTCCACTTTCGTGAAACACAACGGCATCTTGATCATAGTTTATAACATTAGGATTAAGGGTGCCTACTATCTCTGCTGAATACCAAATCTTGCCATCATTGAAGATAGCGGCTCTATCTGCTGGAGATAACGATGCTATAGCGGCTGATAGCACCTTATAGGCTTTTCCAAATACAGCAGCGACCCGTGGCTTGTCTGCCCATCTTGTTTCAATCTCATCTGCCCCCATTCCATTTGTTTTAATATGACCGGTATTACGAGCAAATCTTAATCCTTCTGCTGGAGTAAACGTAAAGAATACGTTTTGTCCATCAAGTTTTTCTGACACGTTCTCTAACTTACCCTTGCTGGCTTGCTGAAATATAGCTTTTATTTCTCCAAAGGTTAGATTGTAATCCTCATGGACGTGAGACATATGCCCACCAAGACCGCCCTCGGCTATCTGTTCGAGAATGGTAGGAAGTAAAACATCTTTTATCTGCTTGATAACCTTTTGTCTTTTTACTGAGCTCATTGTTTCATGCCTGTTGTTTTTTGAATTTTGTCATATATGTCTTCTTCAGACATCATATCATCTAAGTCTTCTTCGCTTGCCTTAGATACCAATTCAGTTAACTTAAGTATTTGATCATTTGCCTTACTCATACGTTCCATGTAACGAGATAAGTTTTGACCATGAATAGCGTGCTCATTAGGGTTCGCATGGACATAACCATAAAGGTCTATCCACATGATGTAGGCATTCTTACGGTCTTGCACCGAGTTCTCATAGATTTGCTTCCAGAGCGCCTTCTGCTTGTCTTCTACAGATGATATCTGATTAAGAAGAGAAGAGAAATCATGGAGCTGTTGATTAATCTTATTGTCCAATTCATCTATATTTGGACGCCGAAATCCAACCTCTAATCCAGTTGTGTCAGGTTCTTCTGGAGGAGTGGGTAGCTCAAATGATGGAGCGGCGGGTTGATAAACAGGTATATTTTTCTTTGCCATATCCCTAAATATATAAAGGTATACCACTTATTTCTATAAACAAATATATTGATAAGTGGAACCCTACCAATTAGAGAAGCTCTATATGCTAAACTCGTCGGTGTTCTTTACATCACGATAATGTCTCTTAAGAGAACTCAGTACAATCGATAACTGTTTAGAACTTAAAGTTGTGAGTTCCCTTACATAGAGTAGTATCGCCCTCTTACTTAAAAGATCAACGTCTTCAAGATTGCTAATAAGTACTTTAATGGCATTAACTACCATTTTTTCATTATCTGTCTTAGTCTTGTCCTCTATAGCCGCAACAAGCTTAATCAGATAATCATGAGTATTAACCATGGTATAAAGTTCTTCAAATCCAGGTTGAAACTGTTGCGTCTCAATCTGCTCAACATCTTCCTTAGATAAATTATCACGATCATCCATTGAGATATAACTTTGAACACGTTTGATGTTCTGTTTGCTCTTAATGGTTAACCAGTTTTTAGCTACAACGTTGAAATAAGAAAATGCTTTACTACCCTTTTCAGCGTTAAACTTCTCTACCGCTGAATATAGGAACTGTAAACACTCATGCTTAAGGTCTTGCTTACTCTCATATATTACTGAAAAGCCATAGACGTTTATCAGATTTTCTACAAGGCTATCAAAGGCAGGAAGTATCTCCTTCACGTAAACCTTTTTCTTTTTTTCCGTATCGGCTTCCTGCTGATAGATTATAATTTGTTCTTGTGTTTTATCTGTAAAATAATTGATAAGGGTAGGTTGATCGCCTTTACGTTTAATCTTCCTTCTACCTTTTTTTTCGGGACTACCAATTGGAGGTATAGAATCGGTACGTGGAGCTACCGTTAATAAGTCACCAATATCATTAATTTCTGCTGATATATCAACGGTTGAAGTCTTGCGTATTCTCATCTAACATTTCTCCTCGGAGTATACGCTCTCTCATTATTCTCTCTTGCAATTCACGAATATTAGGTTCTTCTTCAACAACCATATTATATTTTTGTTTGCTACGATCAACAAATTTAAGAGCCACACGATTAACAGCCATTTTATTTTTCTTAATCTCTGCCATGGCTTCATGAACAACCATTTGAACTTCTTTGCTATCAAAGAATAATCTCATTTCTAAGATTTTCTCTAATGCCTGTTCGGTATCCTCTAATGCCTCTACAGCATCAGAAAAATCATCTTCAATAATCATAATAATCCGTGCAAAACGAATTAGATAAAATATTGACGTAATTAATAGAAATAATATTACCAGAGTTGTTAATCCAAGTATAATCATCCCAATACTTCCTTAAGTGCTTCTGTATATTGAGTAGCAACCGCCTCATAAGAGTATTCCTTCTTAAGAGTTACGGCTAAATCTTTAGCCCATTGTTGAGGCATTTGTGGGCTTTCTACAAACTTCTTTACACGGTGCTTGAAATCATCTTCTTTAACATTTGCCCACTTGGCTTTTTCCATCCAAATCTGATTATCTACTCGGGTTTGATGAATTTGCTCTAAACGATAGTCAAGCTTTACGTACTTCCCTTTACCAAGGAACTCTGTATGAGCACTCCAGCCCGTAGCAATAACTGGAAGACCAGAAGCCGCCGCCTCAAGAATAGGAAGACCAAATCCTTCACCACGAGTAGGAGCTACAAGGGCTTTAATCTTTGGATGACGATATAGAGATGCTACTTCGTCGTCTGTCATATCACCATGAAGAAGATAGAACTTTGGAAACTCTGCACCCTTCTTGATTTCCATAGTAAGCTGCGCCAACATATTAGTTGTTCTCATGCGATCAACTACCGTATGTCTACCAGTATTTGTTTTAATAACTATTCCAACATCAGGGCTGTCTTTGAATTGTTCACATAACCACTTAACAGCATAGAAAATATTCTTACGATCATTCTCTGGATTGTTGCCGGTAATCTGTCCAAATAATAAGAAGTTGAAATCCGTCTTAAGTTCTAAATCAAGCTCTGGCAACTCTGGCTTGGCTACTGCATCAATAAAGGCTTCAGGAATAACAACTATATTGGTTTTAACTTCGCCAGTATTTGTAAATACTCCCTTTACGAACTCTGAAGGAACAATTAGGAGATCCATCCGATTAATAGCTGAAATCCATGCTGGATTACAAACGTCGCCTTCTACGCCCGCCGTAATACCAACGTTAAAATCTGCAAGGAAAGGGTTCCATTCATTTGGCAACTGAAGCTGAAGAGATACATCATACTTATCTCGCTTGCCAGCAGCTTGTAATAGACGACCTATTAGCCCATCATGAGCATAAACGTCTACGTGCCATGGAGTTGCACCCCATGGAAGAGGTTCCGTAACAACATCAATATTTCCAGTTCTATCTGCTAAATCAAATAGCCAACGAGCTATCTGACGAGCATGAACTCCATAACCACTCTCGGTTAATACTGGACCACGAAGAATTACTGTTTTCTTTGTCATTACTATATCCCTTATCACTTAATATTGATCAACTTGTTAGCAGGAGCTGGATTTATTCCTTGTAGCTTCCAACGTTTAAGAGCACCGGCATCTTTTCTTGCCTTGAAATCTTCAACGCACTTTAACATCGTATCATGCCAGCTTTGAACCATGTTTTCATACTTGAATTCATGCTCAAGATATTCGGTAGTCTTCTCTCTGAACTCTGCCTTCTTCTCTGGTGTCCAACTATATACTTCCATAAAAGCGTCTGCCACTTGACGTTCCGTGCAATAGTCTTCGAAGATATAAGGAACCATTTGTGAACCGACTAATGAACGCTTTGCTGGCTCAATAGCAACGCCATACTGATAACCATTACGATAATCTTCTACCTGACGTGTTTCGCCGCCGGTCTTAAGAGCAATGATTGGCTTACCAACCTGCAATGAAATAAGAGTAGAAAGACCAAACCCTTCATTCTTAGCTATGTTAACACAAACGTCTGCGAGGTTGTGCATAACATTCATTTGCTCAAATTGAAGACGATCATTTGAGAACCAAACATTTTCATTTAATCCAAGCATATCGGATACGGCAAGAAGATTTGGACCTTCCATATCATTTGGATCTGTATGCATGATTAGAACTGCATTACGGTGTCCTTCTTTCTTTTCAAGATCATCAAGGAAGGTCTTCCATCCAAGAAGAACATCATTCGGCATTTTACGTGTAGCATTACGATTAACCCAAAGAGCCTTAAACCAGTCAGCTTTTGCACCAAAGTTCTGTTGCTTAAGATGATTAATTTGTTCCACCGGTAGAGCATGATATGCCTCCTTCGGGAACGTGTGAGGAATATAGTTGGTCTTCTCTGGGAAATGAGGTTTGACCATTTCAAATGTCTTATAAGAAAGGCAATTGATTAGATCGGTACTCTCATACCATGGGAAGTTAAATGCTGGATATGGATCATTATCCCAAACGTGCCAATAGACGATTGGGCATACTTGATGGATTTCATCTTCCATTTCCCAAAGCCAAGTAAACTGGCGTGGATCTGTAAACAAGAATATGGCATCAGGTTGTTCCGTAATAAGAAGCTGACGAATGAGCTCCTTGCTTCCAAAGCCGTCTACAGGCTTTACAATGAAGTCAGGGTTGACAGCTATCGTATCGTACTTTGCGTGCTTCATAGCGCCGCCTAAGCAGCGGAATGACCATTGACCGGTCTTGATAAGACCATCAATAAGAAAGCGTGCTTGGACACCTACACCAGATGGTGCAAGTGGATGATCCGAAAGTGTGATTACCTTATACTTCTTCTTAAAATTAAACGGCGTGAGAAATGTGTTCTCTTCTGACATTACTATCTCCTACGATGATATGATATTTTCACAAACAATGACGCATATGTTTAAAACTTAAGTTATTGCGAAAATTTAGTTTTACATGAGTTCAAATCATCATGACAGATTCCAATAAAGTCAGTATTTTTCCAAAGCTTATCGTTCCAAAATAAAGAGTTGTCAGATGGTTGATTGATAATACTATTTGATATAAACACTTCTGGATATGTCCAAATGTATCCTTTATTGGTCATAGTTATTTTATCGTTCTCATGCCAGAACCAATGAAGATTGGTTTTAGATAGCCATTCTATGGCGGCAATATTTTTAGCATGGATCCAAAGATTTTTATTAAGATTTATTAGAAACATTTCATTAATTGAATATTCTGGTGCATCGTGGCCGAGATACTGTATATCGTTCTGTAGCCACAAATCCACTTCGGCATCATATCCGTATTTAACGGCAGATAATATATAATCTGGTCTGTTCTCAAACTCGAGTTGTTTTCCAGCCCAATTCCCTCTATGAGCTATTAATCTCATCTAATCAATCCCCATTTTTTAATGCCTTCATAATATTCAACATCATGATTTCCATCAATTGCCTGTCGCATTGCTTTAGCGCCAGACAATGTGCCCATAGGGTGTCCGTGAATTGCTCCACCTACATTGGCAATAAAATCATTACCAAATTGTTTTTTATTTGCTTGTACTAATCCTGGATGCATACCACAGCTTAATGCTGGAACTACATTGTGAGAATGTAGAGTAGATATTACATTAGAAAGTTCATTGATATCATCGCTCAAATACCCTCCCCACATTCCTGCATGGATGGTATCCACTCCCATCATACCAGCTAATTGACATATAACTGACCAGTCAATTCCAAATGCATGACGCTTATCTGTAATAACCTTATCCCCACTTTTTTGAAAGTGCAAGAACAATGGCAAATTAAGCTTTCTTACTGCATTATATACACCGAATCCAGACCAGAAATTAATATGAATTCCATTTCCTCCAAGTTCAGACACTAATTTTGCTCTTTTCAAAATATGATCATGATCACCATTAATACAAACACAATAAACTACTTTTCTGCCACAAGATTGAAGATAATTTGAAATTAATGGAACACGTTTTTGAATTGTACAAAAACTTGGATTTGCTAATATTTCATCTTCTTTTATAAAATCGACGCCGCCATCAACCAATTCTTTGACCATATTTAATAAAACTTCTGGAGTAATACCGGTCTTTGGTTTTATTATTGCGCCACTAAAAGGTTTCTCATAGCTGTTAACGAATTTTCTCATTCCATTAATGCCATATTTTGGACCTAAAAAATTCGCCTTTACAGAATCAGGAAATTCTAATCCGATAAGACGACAAGCATCAAATGTTTCAATATCCATTTGACCACCCATTACTTGACATAACAGATGACTAATTCCATCGCCTTCCCAATCAGTATTAATGATTGGGAATCCTATTTTAACAATTCCATCTGTTTTACCAATCAATTCACCTTCATCGTGAAGGATTACACATGAAGACATTTCAAATATTTCTTCAGTTTCCCATTGATTTCTTACGTTTGGATTTCCTACACTTTGACCAATAGCTAATTCCCAAGCAGCTTTACGAAGATCGCCTTTTGGTGTTGTTTTGATTTGGTATGTAGCAACAAAATATTTTTTTTTTAGAATGTCCGTATTAAAAAACTTCATATTTATCCCCTGGTATGCTAGGCATCTTTATACAAACTATTATACAATCTTCATGAAATGTTGGATTTGCAATTTCATTAGGTTCTAGCGAAAATATTGTTCCGGCGCTAATCAGTTCATTTTTGATTGTCATTGAACCCGAAATCAGAACGTTATATTCTGTAGCTATAGCATGATAATGTTTTGGCCAGATTTCATCTTTTTTATGAGTTAAGATTCCTACTTCGAAATCTTTTGTTTCGAATACAGATGGTTGAAAATTTCCAATAAACCATCCCCTATACATATCAGATAATTGAGTTTTTTTCATAGTTTAAATATTTTTGTAAATCCTCCGGTACACCAACTGAATGATGATACTCGTTTGGTATATGATATATACCAACATTATATCCATTTTTAATCATATAATTATAGCTGGGTCCAATATAATATTCGCCATTAACTGCTCTATCTTGTTTGGATATCATTTCCTCTACGCTAGATATAAAATATCGACCCTTTTTCCAATAATGAATTCCATTCAAGCTTATATTACTTATAACTTCTTTCTCTTTTATTTGTAATACTGAGCCTTTTCTTGAAACCTTGGCATAGCTATTTTTATTTGTATTCGTATGATAGGTTACAACAGCTCCATCATAAAGACGTACATTGTGCAAAAAATAATCACTATTCCAAGTCATTATTTGATCACAATTTGCAATGATTAATTCATTGTCATTGTCAATGTGTGATTTATGTAGTAAAACACTACATGCCGGACCTTCAGTTGTGTAATCAATCTCATGAAAAATACTTTTTGGCTTAACTGCTAAAATAAGTTCTTTTATTTTTTCTGAGTAATTATTCTTACTTATAATAAAAAAGTAATTTCCTTCGATATCAAGACTGGTAATAGCTTTTACTATCATGGGAATTCCATTGATGTCGATAAGAGGCTTAGGAACAATAAACCCAGAATTCTGAAATCTACTTCCAAGTCCAGCCATTGGGATTATAATGTTAATATTATTCGAATCCATTTTTTTCTTTTGAAATATTTATGAAAAGTTTTAAAATTTTAATATTGTTTGTATTTAGCAATTATTTAATAGTTTATCTTTTCTGACATGAATGATAATCAAAGATTTAAAGCTCTATCATAGTCCGCATCATACATCATCTCAGCTAAACCACGAAATGTTGTCTTTGGTTTCCAACCTAAAATCCTTTCGGCTTTAGAACTATCGCCAAGCAAAATTGGAACTTCATGTGGACGATATAGTCGTGAATCGATTTTAACGTGTTTGTTAACGTCTAAACCGGCATAATCAAATATAACACGTAGGAATTCACCAACTGTATGTGTTTCTCCAGTAGCAATCACATAATCATCACCTTTTGGTTGCTGAAGCATTAACCACATTGCCTCAACATAGTCTCCAGCAAAACCCCAATCCCTCTTCGCATCAAGGTTTCCAAGATATAACGTTTCTTGTTTGCCAAGCTTTATATTAGCTGCGGCAAGAGTAATCTTGCGAGTTACAAACGTTTCACCTCTTACTGGACTTTCATGGTTAAACAATATGCCAGATGATATATGAAGACCATAGCTCTCACGATAATTGCGGCAAAGGTTATGTGCATATAGTTTCGCAGCAGCATACGGGCTCGCCGGGGTCATACGTGTTTCCTCATTTTGAGGAATATTAATGTTATCCCCATACATCTCCGAGGATGATGCTTGATAGAAACGTGCTTGCGGACAGATTAGCCTATAAGCCTCTAAAAGCTTCAAAGTTCCGCCACCTACTACGTCTAGGGTTTCTTCAGGAACCTCAAAGGAAACCCGTACATGGCTCTGTGCAGCAAGGTTATATATTTCATCAGGCTTGTGCTTCATGAGCAAAGCATAAAGAGAAATTGAATCAGTCATATTCCCATATTCAAGTTTGAAGTTTGGATGATTAAAAACTTCTATATCATCAAGGCGGTTTGTATTGATAAGAGAAGTTCTACGCTTCATTCCAATAACACGATAACCTTTATCAAGAAGAAGTTTAGCTAAATAAGAACCATCCTGACCGGTTACGCCAGTTATAAACGCAGTCTTTTGTATTGACATTATACTCCTCTTACATTTGGATATGTTGCTTTAAACCAATCACAGGTTTTCTTTAAAGCAATATCAAATGGAGTATAGTCTTCTGCACGCCAACTTGTTTTTTCTAATAGCCTCTTATTGGAAGATGGCTTTCTAAATTGACCAGATGGTTTGTCGGTATTAAAAACTAACTTCCCATCGTATTCAAGAAATTCAACAAGCTTCATCGCTACAGAAGAAATAGAATGTTCTTCCGTGTTGCCAATGTTAAGCGGTTGTTCTTCGTTATATTCTTCTGAAACTTTAAGGAGTATACGGGCAACATCTCCGGAGTAAGTAAATTCTCTCAATGGTCTACCATCTCCCCATATTTCTACAGTAGGTTTATTATTAAGTTTAGCTTCCCAGATCTTTCTCATAAGAGCTGGAATGACGTGTCCATCTTCTAAATGAAAGTTGTCATATTCTCCAAATAGATTATTTGGAATGACAGTAATATAGTTGACCCCATACTGCTTACGATAAGCCCTCGTTTGCACGTCCAGCATCCTTTTAGCGTAAGCATAACCGAAGTTGCTATCATGTGGAGGACCGAGGTGTAACTGGTCTTCTGTGAGCGGATAGGAGACATATGGAGCGTCTGGATATACACAAGTAGACAATACGGAAACTACTTTTAGTATACTATGCTTTACACATGATTCTAATACGTTTGAATTGATCATTATATTTTCATGATAAAACGTTCCTAATGAATCTTGGTTTGCTTTAACACCGCCTACTTTAGCTGCGAGATGAAAAACGCAAGATATATTACTATATAAGCCCTGCCCATCAACCGCTTCGAATTTACTAAAATACTTATATGTCTCAGCAGAATCGCTCAAATTTAAAACTCTCTTACTAAGCCCAATCGATTGGATGTTTCTTTCTCTTAGTATATTTTTGAGAGCATGACCTAAAAGTCCGTTTTCACCTGTTATAAGATATGTCATAATGCATTATTCTATACGTATCCAACCATTTTTGTATTCAAATATTCTATTTGCTTTAGACCATTGCGGAATTCCCATAAATGTAGGGTCTGATGATTGATATAAATTAAGCTTAAAGTTAAAAGGCTTATTAGTCGCATTAGCAAGCAACATTTTATGTTCTAACATCTTTTCGTTATTAATAAAAGAAAATGAATTCATTTCAGTATTCCATATTTGTCTATATAAACTGGGCACACAAAAAGATAAATTGTCAAATATTCCATCATTCCATAAAGTGACTGGTGCATATAAAACGTTTTGTTCTATAGCATCAGGAATTTCTATATATGCTAGTTCACAATCAATTCGCATTCTTAATACAATGTCGTAATCTATTAAATTGTTAATCTTCGAAACTAACAATTCATTTGTTTTCATCATCCTATATTGATTTCCATTTGCATTACCTGGCGCATCCTTAATAAATGGAATGATGTGAACAGCGATATCAATATCTTTTAAAAGATCAATTAATATGTTCGCCTCTTGGGTGTCATATGTTAAGCAAAAACTTGATATATCTAAATTTAAAGCAGTTAAATAGCTTATAGTGTTACATATATTGTTATAAACACGTTCTGGGCTTGGTCGCACGATTCCAGTATATAATATTGCTACTCTTTTTTTTGTCATGACGTTGTTCCTTCTGGAAGGTGCTCTATCATCCAGTCAAATACGGCTTTATCAATACTCCAAGTACCAAATACCATTTTCATTCTCCTGTCATATTCCTATTTTTTTAAGACGTTCCTCAGTTAACTTGGTCAATAGATCAAATTTAGAACCGTCTTCCACTATCAAATTCTTTTTACCGCTATTGTGCCAATGCCAAGCAAACGTTTCTGTAAACAAAAACTTTTTATTATCTGCCCGATTTTTAAACCAGCCTGCTTCAATATAATCACCTAAACCTGGAGTGTGTTTATTTATACACCATTCTGTATTAAAAAATGTTGATGGAAAAATTGTGTATTGATATTGCCTATAGAGTTGAGCAAACATATCTTTGCCCCAGCACGTGGAATTAGGTATGATTGTCATTTTACGGGCTTCTTCTAGAAGCTTTATAGAGAATTCTGATTCCTTCTTTAGTGAAAGGACCGTGGCGCAAGCTCCTTGGTTTTTAAAATCGGTTTCGGAGCCCCACATATACATATACTCTTGGTCTAACAGAGGTTTGAAATCTCTTAAGAGTATGATATCCATATCAATCCAAACGCCACCGTATTTATGCAAAACCAACAATCTTAGTAAATCGCTTTGTAAGTAATGTTTTTCATCAGCAGCCTTAAACATACGCAACTCTTTTTCTATAGGAGTGCCAATAGCTTCAGATTTAGCGTCCCATACTCTAAAATCTACAAGGTCTTTAAATCTTTGAATTCTTGGCTCATTGCTTATGTCATAATCAGACCAAACAATCACTTTTGTTTTTTCTAAATTTTGAGTTGCAAAATATGACATTAGAGACACTATCTCTTTATCAGTTCGGAATTCAGAATATATGTGAAAAGGTACCTTGTCTTCCGGATAAGAATAGCTATTATCATTGATAGACTGTAAAAAATTGAGACAGTCCAAATAATTCAAATATAAATTTGGATTATTTTCAAATGATATATCGATCATAGATCTCCTTTTGAAAGAATTGCCTGATATGGTCTGGCATCATCTTTTGATAGTTTTCTGAAGTCCAAATCGTATATGCTATATCCATTCTCAAACAGAATTTCTCTGCGATGCCAATCTTCATCTAAATGAAATTCTACTTGCCATAGGATATCTTTCGTCTTAAGTAGATTTTGAGCGCCTTCGAACAGATCCCATTCTGCACCTTCAACATCTACTTTTATTATATCTACTTTCGTATCGGAGAAATACGTGTCTAACTTAACACACGCTACTTCGACGTGGTTTTGATATGGTCTATAATTCATATCATGTCCAATGATATTGCCAACGTGACTTTCTGCCGTGAAAAACTTTACGTTTCCATCGATATTTCCAACGGCGCAATTGTTCAGTTTAAGCTTTGAAAAAAAGCCCCTTTGAGTTGCAATATATTTTTGGTACAAGAAATTATGATTTGTTAAATCAGGCTCGAATGCATGACCAAAATTTAGCTTATCGTAGAAGTAACTCAATACTTCTCCTTGACAAGCTCCAATATCAGCATAATGCCATTCAGATTTACAAATTTTGTCAAATGCATTGCGTTGCTTTATATGCCAATTATCCACGTCAACCTCTCTTTTTTACTGAGTTAATAAATGTGCTATAGTCTCTTATGTAGTCTTCTGGGTCATATCCTTTAGAAGATGTGACCATTAATATACTTTCTGGTTTAACGAACTTTAAAGTCGTCCACGTCATTCGCTTTTCAAACACATAATCTCCTTCCATAAGGATATGTGTTTCTTTTTCAACACCATCAAATAAGCTTATTTCTACAGAGCCTTGTAGACAAAATATTATTTGATCTGTTTCTTTATGTGCGTGTTCGCCTCTAATATCTCCCTCTGGAACGTCTTTAATAAAGAACATTCTTTTCGGTTCAAAGTTAAGTTTTTTAAATTCAAAAGGATATAAAACTCCCCTGCTATCACGCTTACCTTCTAGCTTAGATAGCATATTCTTTATCCTTTACTGAGTTCAAAAATTCTTCAACTTTTTGTATTTCGTTCTCCTTTAGATATGGATGACAAGGTATAGATAAAATTTTATCAGAAACTCGAACACCAACGTTGTTATTGTTTATGCCTTGAAGGGCTGTGTAGTCGGTCACGTGAGCTTTATAATGAACCATGTGAGGTATACCTCTGGTATTCATCTCTTTGATTACATCGTCACGATTTTCAAACATAACTGTGAAGAGATGATATACCGAATTGGTATTGACTCTATATCCTTTTACGATCTTTTTGTAGCGATTGGCAATTTCATTTCTTTTTTCATTAAGAGATTCAAACTTTGATAGTTTAGCTAAAACAATAGAAGCCTGCATCTCGTCCATTCTACTGTTGATTCCAACAAACTCTACTACGCCGTTGTTTTGTCCGTAGAAGCGATACTTCTTAAAGTATTCAGCTTCATCCTTACTGTTAAGGCATATCATCCCACCATCACCCATCGAACCTAGTGGTTTGGTTGGATAGAAGCTAAATACAGAATAGTCTCCATCTTTCCCGCATCCAGAGCCGGTAGATTGGGCACAGTCCTCTATAAGAATATGGTTATTGTCTTTGCAATATTTTTTAATCTTATCGATTTGACAATTGTTTCCAAAAAGATGAACTGGGATTACAATACCATTTTTTACATCTGGCAATTTATTCGGATCAATTGTCATTGATGCATCTACATCAACATAATGAATGTTGTCTGTGATATTTCTACAAGCAACAGACGTAGGATATGCGCCAAAATTTGGCAGTATGATTGGCATATTATTGCTATGAAGCTTCTTTACAAGCATCGTAATTGCATCGGTGCAATTTTTAACACCTACACCATATGCAACGCCAATCTTTTTAGAAAATTCGTTTTCTAGTCTTTCTAGCTTCGGTCCTAGCAAATAGCATCCGGCATTATAAACAGTCGTTAATTCTTCATTAATTTCTTTTTTAAATGAATTGTTCTCTGCGTATAAATCGACAAATTTCATGTTGTTTCTTTCAAATAAAGTTCTAAATGCTTAATCAATCCATATGGTGAAAAATATTCATCATAGATCAACTTGTTCTCATAGCATATATCTAGAACGTTTAAATTTTTAATGTATTGCTCAATTCTATTATGTAACTCACCAATCTCATGCGACTCACAAATAATAGCTTGTCTTTGCCAATTTATAACTTTTTCCAACGGCAATTTTAAATCAGAGTTGATTATTATTGGTATCCTACCAAGAGCTAAAGTTTCATATAAACGATATGAGAAATTACCATTACCTCTTATGCATATACCGAAAAGTCCACTGCGAACGTTTGCTACGAATTCTTTTCTTGCTAGTGTTTTGTCTGATATCTCCGGAGCCCAAAACCCATTACGATATAAAAAGTTTTTGCATAAATTATAGTTCTTTTCTAGTTCACCAAAGATAGGATATCGATGTGGATCTCTAACATTGCCACAGAAACTTATTACAGCATTTTTTAATGCCTTTTCTGTAGGCTTTACGTATTCAAATTCCTCACAGAAAGCTGGCATTATAATTTCATTTTGCCTTATCTTGCTGGCGTATGTAGACGTGCGAAATAAATAGAAGTTTTCAGTTGGTGTCTGAATGTTACCATCATAATCATCATTGAAAAATGCTATGATTTTTTTGTTATGTTTTTTAGCTTCTAATAGTGTATTGGTTTGCAATGAACTGAGACTGTTAGACCATTTAACTGGTAACATAACATAATCTGCCATTTCGATAGGAGACACCGATATTAGTCTAGACTTTTCATGCATGAATCTATTATATTCAGGTTTTTCCCGACCACTATCATGTGACCAATAAGTTTCAGATTTAACTTCTGGATCACGATCTAACAAATCGTAGTATACTTTATGCATATTAACTCGAGTCTCAATAAGATATTGTTCTATAAAATATTTTTATTTATTCTTGTATATGCCAACTTCTTCTTCAAATCTTTTAAGCAATTGTTCCATAGAATTTTTTATAGAATCCGGATGATCAACTGTAAATTTTTTAGTAAAAGCTTCTCCACGAACTTGTGGTTTAAATTCATGAACTCCTAAATACTTCTTTTCTACTTCAAATCGCTCGTAATCATTTTTAGCATTTACCCATGGCATGAACACATTTTCAAAATAGTTGTCCAAACAATTTTCTCTGGAGACTTTGGCTTTGTAATACTCGACTTTGTTGGCAACTTGTTTTGGAAATGCATAAGAATAATGATACATCTGTATTCCATGCTTATAGAACAACGTATCACTATCTAAATGTTTATCAGGCAATGCTTGTATGCCAGGAGGAGGCTTAATAGTCGGCGGTCTGTGAGTTAGCCAGGTTGCACCAGGATAATACTTGAATATTCTTAAGAAGTTATCTTTTTTCTCTTCAAACCCTCCTATTACTCTATCAAGACCACCAAAGAAGCTGGCGCTTCTAATTCCAACGCTGGTATATTTTTCTTTTTCTAAAATATCATAAAGCTTCAATATGTCTTCGCCTTTGAAGACTTCATCAGAATCTAGATTCCAAATATAATCTATGTCCGGATCGATATTTTTCATGTAAGCTTTGCATTGATCGTCTTTTTCTTCAAATTGACCATGAACAATTTTTATTTTCTTTTCTGGGTCTGGAAACCCATGAATGATATCGTTTGTTCTGTCTGTTGAGGTAGAGCGACCTTTTTGTTGCCAAAATTTAACCGGTCCTTCAGCAATTAAAATTTGTTTGGCATATGGATACACAGACTCCAAACATTCTTTAAGAACGTAATCTCCTTCAAATACAATCATACCGAATGCAACTTTTAACATCTTATTTTTTCCCCATCAAAGTTTTATTACTGAACATAACGTTTTTTGTAGCTTCAAAATATTCATCGTATAATCTCTTAACCATATCCGATGTTTTTTCTGGAACTCCCCAAACCCATTCATTTCTATATGATGAACGATATGTATTATTTTGTAAATCTGGAACAAAATGGGCAAAATGAAAGAAATATAATTCCTGCTCTCTATTCTCCCATATAATCTTATCTTCTTTGTATTTGTGAAATGTAACGCTCCATGGAGCCAGATGACCAATTGCTTTATCGATTATGCATATGTTATCTTTTCCAAAAGCCATAGGGAATAGTTCAAGATACTTTTGATCACCGCATTGACCATATTCTTTTGCATATGGATTATTTGGATATAGCAACAAATCTTTCCAGAGCTTAGAACAAGACTTTCCTACCAAATCGTTTTTAAAGTAAACTATACCAACGTTGTATTCTCCGACTGATGGTATGTAGTTAATTCTGTGTCTGATAATGCCAACACTCTTATCGCCCAATTCTTCATATATCCCTGATATGTCACGATAAAAATACAAGTCTGAGTCAACATACATTATGTCGTCCAAGTGTAGGCAGTTGATTGCATACCAACAAAGATAAGGCGCTAATGCCCAGCAATATTGAACGTATTTAGGATCCTTCTTTTGACTGCTAGCATTTGAAACTGCCTCAACGGAAGCAGGCATCGTTTCTTTGCAGTATTTCAAAAAGAAATCCTGGTTTTCAACTTCCAATAAAGATAAAGCTTTAAGGCGTTCATCATGTTGAGCGTTAACTATTTGTTCTGTCTTTTCATCCAAACACAACACATATAAAGTAAAAGCTTTTTGCTGTGTGTTCTTAAGGGAATCAAATAATGTTAACAGCTTAACAGCGTAGTCACAGTCTGATATTGCACATAGATTTTTCATTTGAAACCTTTTACGTGTTTCCAGATAGAATTCAAGAGATTTTTAGCTACGCCCTGACAATGAATTACATGAGCTAATATTGGACCTTCTTTGTTACTAAGAAAATAAAATTGGTCTTTGTTTACCAATATTTTTTTCATTTCATGTTCAACATGATATTCTTCCGGCTCATAATTTTCGGCTGCATTTACATTATCATCGAAACATGATTTGTTATTGCTTTTTGTTAAAGAGACGTGAGCAGTTTGTTGAGAAAATAAATATAACTGTGTCATATCACATACGCCACCGGGTCTATTGGTTTCCTGATGCCATTTAAATTTTTCAACTAGTTTCGATTTGATTTCTAGGTTGTTGTAAGAATCAAACATAAATTTGCAGAATGCATTTAATGTATTGATATGCCAATATGAACTATGAGCACTAGCCACCAGTCTATGCGTCGGCTGGTGTGATTGTGTCATGAGGGCAAAATTGCTGTTAATGTTGGCATAAAAAACATCTGTTAGATTTGACAATATTGCCAAATCAGAGTCTGCGTAGAAAAAACGCTCGATATTTCTTTTTTTACAGAGATTTTGAACTATGATCCATCTGACATAACATATGAGTTGCATTTCAGCACCACTCATATGCATATGCTGATACGTTTTAGAAAAATCATCAGTACCATCTCTGTATTCCATATGATCTACAAATACAACGTCCGGATGCTGTTTTGCGAAAGCAGTCGATTGATTGCCAATTACAATAACTTCATTTTTTTTAGCTGCCAAATAAAGTGCAGAATGAAAATAATCTTGTTCTCCAAGATGAAAGAATATTACCGGTATATTTTTTTTCATATCATAACTCTACGTAATTTATCCATGTATATTGCCGCATATCTTCTTTATATTGATTCTGCCATGGGGCTTTAATTTCTGTTAAAACAGGAACATTTGAGCGATAAGTTTTCCAATCAAGTCCCCAACGATTTGTTTCGATGTCATATATTGGAGGCATTTCTTGATAGACTTTTATGTAAGACAACAATTCTTTGCGATCTAAATCTTCTTCTGGATTGTTTGTTTCAAACAGCTTTTTGAGACTTCTGCAATCTCCTTGACCGGGAGGATAGTTGTCTTCAAACATTACGTGTTTATAGTTCCATTTTTTACAGACCTTCAATCTACTCACAGCATCTTGATGATCATCAAAAAAACATAACGCACTTTCTTTATCGACTTTTTCCCAGTTAATAGTATTAAAATCTTGATGTAGATATATTGCTTTCTTAGAAACATATCCATTGAAATATTTTGGATAAGGATCTAAACACACCAACTGTGCATCAGGACAAGCTTGTTCAAAAGCCCAGGTTCCTTGCCCTTTCCAAACTCCAATTTCAATTATAACCTTCGGCTGGAGTTTCTTTGCAACAAACCACGAATAGAAAAGTTGCACCGCAAGTTGTCCACCATCATTATCTCGAATAGGTCTTCTTTGATATAAATAATAAAACTCTTCTAATAGTTTGGTGAATTCTTCGGTGCTCCAAGGCATATTGCCAATTGAAAATGATTGCTCGTTCATATACTGTTCATCCTTTGTATAAAATTATTCTCTTCAAATTGAGTTATTGGTTCTTTCTCAAGAAATGTATCTAGATCAGCAGCCATTAGGGTTTGTTTAAGTTCATCAAATGTTTCGAACAATATTACATTCTTAAACTTTCTGATGGATTCACTATGCCACTCATATTCGCTATCGACCTGCTGAAGCAATACACGACCAGAGGTAAGAGCCTCGTATGTTCTTGTATTAAAGCCTTTGAAATTTCCAAATGGTGCTAATATTACTTTATGATTTAAGAAGTTGGTAATGTAATCATCCCAACTCTTTGTTCTGCCCTTATTGCTTACGTAAAACTTATCTTTAAGATCCGGATCATTTCCTATAAGCGACATAAGTTCATCTCGTTTTTCATAACCTATAGATCCAGCTTGTCCGCTAAACGTTATACGATTTTCTTGGATCGGCTGCATACGCTCGTCATAGAACCTTCTGGATGCCCATTGAGGCAACCATTTAATCCCATACTTGCGGCAATCTTGTTCGTCGCTGGCATAGAAGCTATTCGTAAACTGTTGACACAAGGAAAGGCTATAATGACTTTTTTTCTGCCATTCTGGAACTATGCAATCTATTTTTTCGAAACAATATATGTGCTTATTTCCTTTGTAGTTTTTCCAATGAGAGCGATAGAGGGGGCTATCCCAAAGATACATTAAGAAGTCATGCCCAATAAATAACAAGTCCTCTCCACGAATATCAAATAGGTGTTTGTGATTTTGTTCGGACACTACAATAACGTTATCCGTATTGTAATCAAGTATTGAACTTGAAGTACCACAGCCGTAGTCATTTGTTACTATTTTCATTCTATATCCTTTAACACAGCAGATTTACTGTTAGCCCAATCCCAATATTTACGCACTTCTTTATTTCGTTTCCAGACAGCTTCAAAAATATCTGTTCCGGCATTTCCATTGATATCTTTAATAACGTTTATAAATGCATTGATATCTTTTGGAAAACATGTACCACCAAACCCATAGTCTCCATCTGGTCCAGGAACTCGAGTATGAGCTCTGCCTATTCTGATATCACTAGAAACTCCATCAATAACTTTACCATAATCAGCATTAATATCTTCTGTTAGAAGCTTTATTTCATTGAAAAACATAACCTTCATTGCCAAGAAGCAATTTGCAGTATATTTGACCAATTCTGATTCGTCAGACTTCATTCGAAGGATAGGGATATTTTTGAAATCTGTTTGGTATAGTATAGCCACGTGATTTACATCGTCTTCTGAACCGCCTAGAACTGTGCGATCTGCATTTATAAAATCGCTATTGGCATTTGCCGCAGTTAAGAACTCTGGATTGTGAACAAATTTAAATGTCGGATATGTTTCGGCTAATTTCTTTGTTGTCCCAACAGGAACTGTAGATTTGATAACAAATATTCCTTTAATTTGCAAAGCTTTTATGTTCTCAAAAAAATTAAACAATATTGAAAGATTTGCTCGACCACCCTCCACATGAGTCATAGGTGTGGGCAAACATATGAATATGTAATTTGCATCCAAAGCTTGATTTAACGAGCAATTCGAACGAGATGGATCAACATCGTATATTAAAGGTTTTCTATGTTTGAAACCATTTGCAACGGCACCACCGACAAAACCATTTCCTATGACAGATATATTCATTTGTTAGCCTCAATCCATTCTTTTACTATGTTTGGATGCCCCATTTCAACCCTATATGAGTTATTCCTGCTTCCATCCCAAGGATGATGAAACACATGACCACCTGTGCCATTTTCAAGTTCCATAGCCTTTTGCTTGTTCATATCGTCTGTTATTTCTGACCATGTAAGTCCAGGGAAAAATGGATTACTACGCTCGTCTCTTTCTTCGTTATATAAACTCTTCCAAGAAGCATTCCAGAACGTTCTGAAGTTTCTTATCTTGCGTTCAATGTTAAACCAAGAATAGTGATGGACGCCAGGTAACTGAGATAATACTTCATTCAAAAACTTTTCTGCTTTTGCAACAAGCTTTTCATCACGAACAGCAGCTTGTTTCATTTGGTCAAATCCAGGCGGAAGATATCCTACACATGGTATTACATTGCCACTAGTTGCTGAGATATAATCACAACCATCTGTTCCCTGACGTGCATATAATAATCCATTCTCATATTTGCGTAGTTGAGTTGGAATGCCATGAATAATATCAGGATTATTTTTAGATAAACGCCACTTCCACACAGTTACATCTAATCGAGCTTTACCATCCCTGCCCCAATAATCAACAACAGGAAGCGCCATAAGATTAAAACCATTTTGCTTCATGAACGTTTCAGCTAATGGTCTGATTAGTGATATGTGATTTTCATGAACAATCTCGTCTACATCAAATTGCCAGAGAATATCTCCTGTGCATTGTTTTCTTGATAAAGTCTTTGTCTGTCCATCAAATACTCCATGATTAGGAGCATCCCAATCAATCTTATCGCTATGAACGACTTTTAGTTTTGGTTCTTGAACAGCCAATGCGTTTAAGATTGATAATGTCTTATCTTTACCATTGCTGGTATCATAAACAACGACTTCATCTGCAAATGCTAAATGACTACGGATGGACTCCAAGTATGGATATTCCATTTCATCACAGTTTCGAGTAGTGCAGTATGCGCTTATTTTCATATATCAATCACCTTGTGTATAATGCATCACCCCAGCTTATCTCATTAAGAGAGCTTAGGGATTGTTTAAAACCAAACTGGGACAGATACTTGTCCATATCGCCCGTTCCTCTCACCTTCGTAAGAACTCTTTTAATAAATGCAGGTGAGCGCCGTAGATTATTTTCAAATCCTGCTAATACTTTAAATTCACTACCATCATCTACATCGATGATAAGGGTGTCATAATATTCAATTGGCAAACGAGCGATATTTTCTTTTTGAAAATTATCAAACGTTTTTGAAACATCTTTTACGTCTTTATCAAGAAACGTTTCGGTAACATATTGTTGACGTAAAGGATATTGCTTGGTTTTATTATAGAGTTCTGAAAGATTACTACGATTACGATCTAACCACAATACGTGATTAACTTGATTATCGTAATATATTCTTGCTTGCTCACCAAGATTTGTTCCTACGTGTATTATTCCATTTACAGGAACACCAATCTCTTTTAATAGAGTGCGAAACGTTATGTTCATCTTTTACCTAAATCTTTCCATCCAGTATCTTGAAATATATCCGGATATATAGCGTGTATTAGCAACTTAATCATAACAATAAAACAACGTTTAGCATATGATATAGCTTTCTTCATATGCTCAAAGTATCCAAAATTGTTATCTTCTAAATGTTTCATTTGTTATTTTATTGTTTATTTCCTAATCTTAATGTCATTACAAATACAGCTATAACGACCATTAGAACCAATATGTTTAATATAATCATAAAAAATCCTGTGGCTATACAGCTCACAGGATAGTTTATCTCACGCCGGTTTTTTTGGTTTAACTCAAGTGCAATGTTCTGTTCCATTATAGTCGCAAAACCTACAACTATTGCGGTTTTTGATAGCTCGACCGCTGGACACTTGATTGATCATATTATTCAATACTTCAAGAGCCTTTGTCTCGGTCTTTGGTCCGACGCTTACTGTTACAAGCTCACAACGACTATTATCGGTCTTACGAGGTGTTCTCTTAAGCAATACAAATCCGCACTTAACTTGATCAAGACGTAGATTAAGCAAACGACAAAAATAATGCTTATAGAATACAAGCTGTAGTTGCTTCTGGAAATCTCTCTTCTTCATGGCATCCCAGCCCCATGAAGTAGTCTTCCAGTCAATGATCCAAAACTCATAGCCATCGCCAAACTCTTGATTTTCTTCTCCTGGCTTAACTTGCTTAACAAGTTCTGAAAGACGCATAACCGTTGCGCCTTCATTATCTTCTGGCGCAGAAGTCTTTTTGCCCTTACGAGAATTCTTTGGAATTCTAATAACCGTATCAATAAATCCTTTGAACCACTTATTAGTCTGTCCCGCTACGCTTTCATATAGAGCGTGCTCGGCTGCGAACCCGGTCCAACCAGGGAACGTTTCGTCCAAGAAAGCAGGAACAGAATTAACAATCTCTGGAATAGAAGCGGAAAAGTCTTTGATATCTTTATCAGAAACGTTGATATTGTGCTTTTCTTTCAGTTCGCCACATAGCTTTTGAAAAGCATCTGTAGCAGTAGCAATCGTTTCATCATTAAGCTCGTGCTTACCAAGAATATAATTCTCAAGAACGTCGTGGATTACCTGACCATATTCCGTATGAATACTTGGCTTACCCATATTGATCTTCTCAATATGCTTAAGTCGGTGACGATAAGAACAATCCATCCAGTCGGAAATCTCCGAATATGAGACGTGATTTTTTCCGGTTGGTAGGGTTGTTGGATCTTCAAATAGTGGTAGTTGAAATTTGGTCATTATATATTACTTCATTTGAGTATGACGAATTCCAAACTTAGCATTAAGATGGAATTCTTCAAGATTACGAGCATTTGAATAAGAGAAAGAACTTTGCAGACCTCCCTTAATCTGATTAACAACATCAGATGCACTTTGCTCACTTGCATCAATAAGAGTAGAAATACCTTCTGCGGTAGGAAGAGAAGAAACATTACGAATGGTTGACATTGCATCACGGCTTGCCATACCACGATAAACCTTCTTGCCACCTACACGCTCACCTGGAGCCTCACGGCAGCTTGCGAACAGTCTGCCACACATGACAAGATCGGCACCCGCACCAAGAGCCTTGGCAATATCACCAATCTCGGTGATACCACCGTCAGCTACGATAAGAGGTTTGCTATTCATAGCATAGACAACGTTAGCACATTCCTTGACAGCACTAAACTGCGGAACGGTGACGCCAGTAACATTCTTTGTGGTGCAAACATTGCCGGGACCAATGCCAACCTTAACGGCATTAGCTCCCCATGAAACAAGATCCATTACTGCCTGACCCGTAGCTACATTGCCAGCCATAATATAAACATCAGAATATTTGTTACGAAGCCAAGTAGTCATATCTCGCATCATACGGGAATGACCATGAGCGATATCAATAACGAAATTACGGGCACCAGCATCATATAGTGCTACTGCTCTATCCTTGCTTTCTTCGTTAACGCCAATAGAAACAAAACATGGATTGGACTTGCCACGGACGAACTCAAACTCACGAACGTTCTGATTTACGTCCATAAATCTATGGATAGCTCCAATAGCTCCACCTTCTGACATAGCATGAGCCATATCGCCAGCGGTGACAGTATCCATATTTGCTGAAATAACAGG